GTCAGGAAGGCAACTACGTTGTAGGTGCTAATGTAGCCGGATTCTTAAAGGTTGCAGATGCTATGTTAGCTCAGGGTGTGTGCTAATCAATAAAAACGAACCCCGGAAATTCAATGTTTCCGGGGTTTTATTGTGCGTATTTTTGAAGAAAGTGTTCGTTGGTTTGAGTAGATTTTTGATAGTAATATGCGTACAATACACGCGTAATATACACGCAAGATACAACTCATTTTGTATAATATACGCATAATATACTGGGATTTTGAGCATATTTATACAGAAAAAGGGAGGCATAACCTCCCTTAAATTTTATTGACCTCATCAATGAGCTGTTGTATAGATTTGTGCGTGTAGGTTCCTTTTGTAATATCATTTTTCATGCTATGCCCCATTATCAGTTTTATGCAAACATCATTTGCACCAACATCATCCATCAGTGAGGCAAAGGTGTGGCGGCCGTCATGTGGGAGATGCTGCATACCAAGTTTGTTCATAACGGTGTTGAAATTTGCGCTCACATACGATCCGTAGGTGTAGTGGTTTCCATACTTGTTGTTCACAAGAAATCTTCTGTTCGGATTGAACCGGTTCTTTATAAGTGGCAAAATTTTGTCTGCGATTGGTATTGTTCTGTCTGTGCCGGCCTCTGTTTTCATTCCCCCAATCATGTATTGTTCATCCAGATGCACATTATCCGTGGTTATCTCCAAAAGTTCCGTAGGTCTTAGACCGGTGTAGATTGTAATGAGAATGAGGTCCACATTGTTTATCACATACAGTTTAGACCAAAGGGTTGCAATTTCTTCATTGGTATATCTGCTATGGATTTGTTCTGTCGGATCAACCCATGAGTATACAAAGAACTGAGACAAATCTTTTTCTATATAGTTGTTCATCAGGGCATACTTGTATAGATTGTTAAGAACCGTGCGGATATTAGAGACAGTAGAGTTTGATTTACAGGTCCATTTATTGATACACTCCTGGACCTCATCAGTTCGTAGGGCATTAAATTTCTTGTGGTGCAAATCTGATAAGTGGTTGAAAGCAATCTCATAGTTCCGCCAGGTGTTTGATGAAATCTTATCCGGCAGAGCCTTTCGATAATTTTTCCACTTTCCATACATCTCTGCAAAAGTAGGTGTCTCGGCGTATTTAATATGTTCCGCAACCACATCGGCATTATTCAATTCCGACAGAAAAGCATAGGCGTGTTCCTGTTTGGCGAAGTATTCAAGGTATTTGAACGTTTGCCGGTAAGCTATGGAATACTCATAGCCCTCTTCTTGCATCAGAGTCTCGGCGAACTCACAGATGGCATCTGAGGAAATAGCAGCCCACATCTGAGCTTTTCTTTTCCATTTGAAGTTATACCGGTTGAGTTCCCGGCGGATATTAGACGGTGGATCTTTCGGAGCATCAATCTCTACAAATTCCGCAATTTCAGAAGTTCTGACAGCATAAGGTTTACGCCTCTTGCCTTTTAGTTTGATTACACTACCGTAACCGTTTGGCAGACGCATAATATCATCCCCCTTTTCTTAAAAATGGGCGTAAAAATGCCCGGTATATTGTTTTTCTACCGGGAAGATGATATAATGCAAGTTGTCCAGACGAGCGCATATCGGAGCTTTCCGGTGTGTGTTCATAGATACCGTCTCTGTTAGCAGCAGAGGCGGTTTTCTATTTTAGTATTTCTGTCGATTTTCAACGACTCTACCAATGATTCTCACTGGTTTGTTTTCAATCTCTTCATTTGAGTAGAAGAGTGGTTCGTATGCCTGATTAAAAGGGATTAGCCTGATGCCACTCGGATATTTTGCCAATTTCTTACAGGTAGCACTGTCTCCATTTACCAATACAATGACGAGATCTCCACTTTCTGCATAATTCTGTTTGCGGACGATTACTACATCCCCATTACATATGCGTGGTTCCATAGAATCCCCTTTGATTTTCAATGCAAAAAAATCTCCTGTATGAGCCAATTCCTCAGAAATTTCTTCATAGTCTATAATATCCTCAATAGCTTCAATGGGTATTCCGGCAGCCACATTACCGAGAACCGGTATACGGATTGCTTTCTTAGCCATTTTCACTTTTTCGGGAGAAACCGATACTTTCATATTATCGTCTAACTGAGAAAACAACTCATCAAAACTCATAAACATTCCGTTTGCCGCTTTCTTTATAGAGGTCATAGACGGAACAGGCGGTTCTCCTGTTTTCGGATTGAGATTATTTTCAAGCTGAGATATGTAACCTTTACTCAAACCACTAGCTTTCGCAAAACTATCCATGCTCATGCTATTTTCTTCTCTATATGCCCTTATTATCTGCCCTAATGTCATACGAAAACCTCCTTTCGATGTTTAGTCCATTATACAATGCACTGTACAAAAAGTCAATTTTTTTGTAAAATGTGCTTGACAATAAATGTTTAGTCGGCTATACTCAAATTGTTCAGTCGAGCAAACATCGGACAAAGAAAGGAGGCGCAGTAATGGCGTATCGAATCAGAGAACTTAGAGAAAAGAAGAAACTTACCCAGGAACAGTTAGCTCAAATGTCTGGCGTAAGCAGAACAACCATAGTTCTGCTTGAAAACAACGAAGAGCATGAGGCTATGGTCGGTACTCTGAAATCGTTGGCGGCGGCTTTGAATGTCCCTGTCAGCAAACTTTTTACCCAAAAAGTTTAGTCGAGCAAACATGAAAAGGATAATCCACAACGAACTAAGGCACAGCAAAACGGACAGATTGAGGTAAGAAGCAATGAACAATGAGAGAGTAACACCAAAAAATGCAGCAAAAGAGTTGCAAATGGATGTGATTACGCTCCGTGAACTTATGAAAAGGGAGAAATTGCCTATTGGATATGCCATAAAGCGAGAGGGTAAATCCAAGTGGGGATTTTACATATATCGCCACCTTTTGGATCAGGAGAAAGAACGACTTGGTATAGGTTAAGCATCCGCAAGGATTGTTTAATAGATATTTTTGAGGAAAGGAGACGCACCATGAGAAAAGGTACAGTTAAATGGTTCAACGCCGCAAAGGGCTACGGTTTCATTACCGGCGAAGATGGAGTTGACGTGTTCTGCCATTTCAGCGCATTACAGATGGACGGTTACAAGACTCTCGTAGAGGGACAACCCGTAGAATTTGATGTTGTTGACGGAACCAAGGGACCACAGGCATCCAACGTAACAGTAATTCAGTAGCGGTTTAGGGGTAAGGCATTGCCGAACCCCATAGGCTCCTATGTGGATGCCTACTTTGAGGGTACACTTCCTACATTTTCCGCACAGCACCCGGAAATCTTCTCATCCAGAGGTAAAACCGCCGGAGAGTTGAAATCCGAATACAAACAGGCCTCAATTATGATTGACCGTGCCGTGAAAGATCCAGTTTTCATGCAGTACATGGCCGGAGATAAACAGGTTATTATGACCGGAGAAATTGAGGGAGTTCCTGTCAAAATCAAAATTGACAGTGCAGACGGCAGACGAATCACTGATCTCAAAACAGTAAAGAGCATAACAGAAACCTTTTACGCAAAGGACCTGGGGCAGAGACTCAATTTCTGCGAATGGTGGGGATATGATTTGCAAGCTGCCGTGTACAGAGAGATTTACAGACAGAATACAGGTGATCTCTTGCCGTTTTACATTTGTGCTGTCAGCAAGGATAAGACAGACAACATTCCTCATCCGAGAATCAAGGTTATTGAAGTTCCACCGCTGATGATGGATGAAAAACTGGCAGAGGTCAAAAACAATATCGTGAAAATCCAACGCATTAAAGATGGAGACATTGAGCCACTTAGATGTGAGGTATGCGATTATTGCGCCGATACTGAGATTCTGGATGGTCCTGTCTCCATGGATATGCTGATGGGAGAGATTTAATGAAAGATTCAATCGTAATTGATATGAAATACGCTGATTACGATATGATAGACGGCTCTTACGGTGTTGAGAGACACCATTTGATGGGTGGGGCGAACAGGAACCATGCAGACGAGGATGGTCTGTGGGTTCCTTTATCGCCGGACCATCACAATTCAAGTAGAATGAGTGTTCATCACAACAAGGAAATGAAAGTAATGAGCCATATCATTGCACAGTTGGCGTATGAGCTTGAAATGGTATCTACCGGACAAGCCAAGGATAAAAACGAGGCAAAGGAAATGTTTCGGAGAAGATACGGAAAAACATTCGTATAGTAGGCGATACGCTTATTATAAATAATTCTTTAGAAAGGAAGTGAAAACAGTGGCAGAGAAACTTACATTGGCATCCATGTGTGCCGGAGGCGTTCAGGAACGTATCGACAGAGCGTTAGCGAAAATCTCAGATAACATTCTGGATTTGAACACTGATGCAAAGAAGAAACGTGTCCTTGATGTAAAGATCACTCTTACTCCCAATGAGGATGATAGAGAGGATGTTTCCGTTGAGGTTCAGACTTCCGTTAAGTTGGCTCCTGAGATGGGACTGAAAACTCAGTTATTCATCAACAAGGACTTCCGTAGCGGCGTAACAACCCTCACAGAACAC